TCGCCGATAATCTCCCGCTCGAACTGGGCGAAGGACAGGAGGACGTTCAGCACCAGCCGGCCCATTGAGGTCGCGGTGTTGAACTGCTGGGTGACGCTGACGAACGAGACGCTATGCCGGTCGAGCGCCTCGATGATACGGGCGAAGTCGAGGAGCGACCGCGACAGGCGGTCCACCTTGTAGACGACGATGCAGTCGACCTTCCCGGCCTCGATGTCGGCCAGAAGGCGTTTCACCGCCGGGCGGTCCATGTCGCCGCCGCTGTAGCCGCCGTCGTCGTAGCGATCCTTGAGGCAGACCCATCCCTCGTTCTTCTGGCTGGCGACGAACGCCTCGGCCGACTCGCGCTGCGCGTCCAGGGAGTTGAAGTCCTTGTCGAGCCCCTCATCCGTGGACTTGCGGGTGTAGATGGCGCAGCGGACGGTCTTCGTGGCAGGTTTGATCACGCGTTGTCTCCCTTCTTGCCGGCGAGTCCGAAGAAGAGGTGCCCGCTCCAGTGGGCGCCCGTAACCTTCTGGGCCACGGCGCTCAGGGAGCGGAAGACCTCGCCCTCGTACTCGAAGCCTCCATCGAGCACGGTCACGCGGACGATCTGACGTTTGTACTCGCGTACAAGTACAGTCCCTGGCACTGGCAGGCGGCTGTCGGGCGGCGCCGCGACTTTGCCGCACACGGTCGGGCCAGCCCCGGCCGCCCTGACCCTCGGGCCGCTCAACCGCAGGTCGGCGTCTTTGGCGAGTTCCTCAGCCCGGCGCCGTGCCCGCTCTGAGAGGCCGCCTTCCTCATTCGCCTGCATCCGCCAGATGATGCGTTTCCACAGGAGCTGCTTGTGCCGCGACCGGCACTCTTCGCCGAACACCTCGGCGTACCGCGTTCGCAGCTCCGGGACGGTCATCGCCTTCAGGGCGGCGACCTCCTTCTCGACGTTCAGCTTCATCCCTTACCTCCTATCTTGCGCTCTCGATACCTGTTAACCACTGGCACCATGAGGGCTCGGGGCGCAAGACACCTCCAGTCAATTCCGGGAGAATTCCGGAGGTTCTTCGGAGGCCGGCGGCGGCTCGGCCTGCTCGGGTGGTTCCTCGGGCACGTACCCGCGTCGGCACTTCAGGCGCAGGAAACCCGTGGCGAGAATGGCGGCAAGTTCGCCGACAATGTCCTCGGCGGTGGTCACGTCAGGCTCACGTGTGGCGGGCATAGGCTTCTCTCCGTCGGCTGTTGAAGGCCCTATTAGTTACCTACCGGAGCCGGACGCAAAGCGCCGGAAACTACCGCCGAAAAATCCGCCCGCGGAGCGCCGAAAAAAAACTGGTGAGGGTCATGTTTTTTGCTTGGCGCGCGGGGGGCAGGTTTTAGAATCCGTTTAGAAAGCGCAACGAGTTCCCACATCGGCAGCTGAGAGAACAGGGCGTTCCCGGAATCTCCTGGCGCTTGCGCCATAACGCAACGAAAAGGCGCGGGCTACGGCCCGCGACACCATAAAGCCATGAAAACCCCAACGTTACCCGCCGTTCGTGGAACCCCGCCCTCAACGGGGTCCTGCCGTTGCCTTCCTATCGGATGCCCCAAGTCGACTCAGGACCAGTCTTCAGCCCGGAGCCCGGACGCAATAGTCGGGCGGCGCTAGAGCGGTTCTGACTCCGAGTTAGAAGACCTGGGGCGGAATCTCTCGACGTGTGCGCGGATTCCCTCCTCCTGACTTGGCTGGCTGGCGTCTTTGGGGCCATCCAAGCGGTCTTCTTCTCGCGAAGAACGGACCCACTCTAGCGGCCGCAGCCCTGCTGCGGCCGGCTCTCTTTCAGGGAGAGCCCAAGACCGGTCCGACTGCGCGCCGAGATAGCCCTTCGCCGGTTGAGCACGACCGCCTATGTCGTGGCTGAGCGAAGGCCGGGGGTCATCTGTTGTGCGTGTTGCAGGGGACAAGACCATGAAGACCGTGTCCGGAAGTGGTGATGAGTTCGGGATTCTTCCCCCCAGCTCCCAGCGTCTGCTCCGGTTGATGCAGGAGGTCAATCACGGGCGGATCGAGCGGCTGTTCTTCCGAAACGGCGAGCCGGTCTGGGACCCGGCGCCGAAGCCGTTCTACAGCGGGAAGGCCGGGGGCGAGATCGGCGTCCGGCCCGAGAGGGAGGCCGCCAACTTCGCGCTCAAGACGGCCGTGAAAGACCTGCGCAAGGACCTCGCGCGGCACGGGAGCGGCCTCGTGAGGTTCATCGTGGTGAAGAACGGGCTGCCGCTCGTCTGGGAGATCGAGAAGACATCGTAGGCGCAAGGGCGCCAAGATACATACAAACCGATAACACTAGACAACTGACTGGCCGCCAAGCGGAGGCAGTTGTGGGTGTCGCCGAAACCGGCGTACTCGCAACCGTCTTTGCCCCTGGTGCCGCGGCCGTCCTGGTGTTCGTCGACATCCGCAACGCCTCCCCGGCCAGGGGGAGGCGGACGTGGCGATTCAGGATGTCGGTCCCGAGGCCTGGGAGAGCATCCGGCGCGGAGCCCGGAAACTCATCGGCCACTTTGGATTCACGAAGTCCGATCGCGAAGAACTCGAGCAGGAGTTCTGGTTGGACCTCGTCGAGAGGCGGGGGAAGTTCAGCCCTGCCTTGGGCACTTGGCCAGCCTTTGCCGAGTGGGTTGTCCGGAAGAAGGCGGCGTCGATCATCGAGGCCCGGAAGGCCGGATGCCGGGACTATCGACGGCACGAGTGTTCCCTGAACGAGGAGCGGCCGGAAGGCGACGACGAAGTCGTCGAACTCGGTGACGCGGTAGCCGAGGCCGCCGCTCGCCGGCACCGGGACGTGGTCCCGCCCGATCCAGGACAGGCCTCGGACCTGGCCGCCGACCTCGCGCAGTTCGCTGCCCGCCTGCCTGAAGACCTGCGGGACATTTTCCTCCGCCTTCGTACAGGCACACCCACCCAAGTGGCCCAAGACCTGGGCATTCCCCGCGGGACCCTTTACGAGGCCCTTGAGGCACTGCGCCGCCGGATGGGAAAGGCGGGCTTTGCAGAATATTTGTGACCAACTCCCGGCGCTTTGCTCCGGCTTCCGGTAGGTACCCAATAGGGACTTGATCGACTCGCGGCGGGATTCGCGAGCCGGAGAATGGGAATTTTGCAGCAGGAGATTTGCAGATGGCCACCTCACACAGCGTGCCTACGGCTTCTGAGTTCCTGGACGATGTGACCCAGCGGCGTATTCGCCGCCGCGTTGCCCGCCTGGGCCGGAAGTTCGCCCTGTCTCGGGAGGACATGGAGGATCTCCGGCAGGATTTCCGCATGGCGCTGGTCTCGGCCCGGGTTCAGTACGACCCCGCCAAGTGCCCGTTGCGCCGGTTCATCACGATGGTCCTGAACCGGCGCTACAAGTACCGGGTCCGGCAGTTGTACCTGCTCAGTCACCACCGCGGGTTGACGCCGAACGCTATCCCCCTGGACGACCTCGCCCCCGACGGCGACGCCCCGATCACCGATCCACGGCTGGAAGCGGCGCTGGTCCAGGTGGAGCTTAGCCACGACATCGAGCAGGCATCCAAGGGGATGACGGACCTCGAGCGCGGCGTGTGTGCGCTCCTGATGTCCGGTCACACGCAGACCGAGGTGTCGCGGAGGCTGGGTGTCGTCCCGTCCACGGTGACGCGGGCTATGGACCGCATCCGCTGCCACCTCTCCCGGGCCGGCCTGAACCCGACCGCCTGAGATTTCACGCAAAAATTACACCCCGACCGCAAAAAGACATAGGTGGGGGAGACGCACAAATGGGGCCTCTCACAAGGAGCACACGATGACCCTGATGGACTCGTTGATCAGAACCACGCACCTTGCACCCCCGAAGATGATCGTCTATGCCCCGCCGGGCACGGGCAAGACGACGTTCGCCGCGTCGGCGAAGGCCATCCTCGTCGACTGCGAGAACGGGGCCGGTGCCGTGCCAAACCTGGCGCGGACGCCGTACCTGCAGAGCTGGCCGGAAATGCGGAAATGGCTGGTCGAACTGGCCTCGAAGCCGCCCGAGGGCGTCCCGGCCGTGGCCATCGACACCATCGACTGGATGGTCCAGCGGATCGTCGAGCACGTGGTGGTGGACCTGGACGGCAAGTCGCCCAAGGACGTCACGAACACCCTCGGCACGGCCCACGGCGGGTACTTCAAGGCCCGCGAGATCGTCCAGAACATCGTCTACCGCGACCTTCTGCCGATGCTCAATGCCCTGGCCAACAGCGGCTTGGCGATCATCCTCTTGGCCCACGCGGCGAACACCAAAATGACCACACCGGAGGGGTTCGACATCCGGCTGGCCGGCCCCGACCTGCCCCAGTGGATCGCCCCGCCGTTCATCGAGTGGGCCGACGCCGTGCTCTACGCCGTGCGCGACGGGGACCGTCGCATCCTGAAGACGGAAGGCTCGAACGTCATCCTGGCGAAGAACCGCTACGGCCTCCCGGCGGAGTTGCCCCTCTCGTGGTCGGCCCTGATGCAGGCGCTGGCAGGCAACCGGAACGACACAACGGGGCACGACCATGAGTGAGCCGTTCTCACAGCACGCCCTCTGCTTCACGTGGCGGAGCTACCACAACGACGAGCTGTCCGAGTGGGCCGTCGACTACTCCCCCTGCATGGGGGACGTCGAGGCGTTCGAGATCAAGACGCCGCTCGGCGAGTGCCAGATCGACGACCTGGATACCCTGCGGGGAATACACGCCATGCTCGGCGAGGCGATCAAGAAAGCCGAGGAACTGCACCACAACGAAAGGACGAATGGCAATGGCTAATCTGAACGGATTCAACGCGCACGAAGTCGAGCCGACCACCCCCTATAGCCCGGTCCCGGCCGGGAAGTACCTGGCGGCCATCACCGCGAGCCAGGTGAAACCCACGAAGTCGAAGGACGGCAGCTACCTGGAGCTCGAGTTCACGATCCTCGACGGCTCCTGCAAGGGCCGGAAGGTCTGGGACCGGCTGTGCCTGGTCCACACGAACCAGCAGACCGTGAAGATCGCCCGGGCGAACCTGTCAGCCCTCTGCCGGGCCGTCGGCGTCATGCAGCCGAAGGACTCGCTGGAGCTCCACAACCTGCCGGTGCTCGTGACGGTGAAGTGCAAGAAGCGCGACGACAACGACGAGCTCACCAACGAGGTCAAGGGCTACGCCCGCAAGGAAGCCGCTGCCGGGCAGCCGCAGCAGGCGGCGCCCTCCGACAACACGCCGCCGTGGAAGCGGTAGGAGGACACGATGGAAAAGGCCGGCGAACCTATCCCGGGCAGTAGATTCCTCCGCGCGTTCTGCAGTGTCTGCGGCGAACCTATGCGGGTGTCCTCGGATGCCTGCCGGGGAGGTGCCGCGCTCTGCTGTGTCGCATGCAGCCCGCCGCGTCCTCCTAACTTCGGTTGCGTGACGTCGGTCCGGGCGATTCGGCAGGAACAGGAGGAGGACGCCATCGCCGACATGCCGCGCGAAGAAGGCGAATGGGATAACGCCGTGCGAATGCTGGAGGACGCGAGTTGATATCCACCTTGCCGTGGCCACCGTCGGTCAACCACTACTGGCGCCATGTGGGCCCGCGCACCTTGATCAGCCGGGAGGGCCGGACGTTCCGCACGAACGTCTGTGCCCTCCTCGGCGGGGGCGGGCCCCGAAAGCCGCCGGCGGGCGGGCGCATCGCCCTGGCGATGGATGCCTTCCCGCCGGACGCACGGCGCCGGGACCTGGACAATCTCCTGAAACCGACCCTCGACGCCCTCCAGCACGGGGGCGTCTACGAGGACGATAGCCAGGTCGACCTCCTTCTGGTTCGCCGGTGCACAGCGGACCGGCCCCATGGCCACATCGAAGTCGCCGTCCGCGAACTGCCACTCGCACAGTGCCCGCTCTGTGGCGGGCCCATGCATAGCGAGAACTGAACCATGATCGCCATCCGACGCGTGTATGTCGCCGGGCCAATGACCGGCTACGAGGACCACAACTTCCCCGCCTTCCATGCCGCCGCCGACCGGTTCCGCCAGGCCGACTGGGAGGTCGCCAATCCGGCCGAGAACTTCGGAGGCCGGACCGACCTGCCGCGGGAATCGTATCTGCGGGCCGACCTTGTGCTCCTCGCGCGGTGCGACGCCATCGCCGTGCTACCCGGCTGGCAATCCTCCCGCGGCGCGCAGATGGAGTACCTCCTGGCCCGCGCCCTCGGCATGGCCGTTCTCGACGCGGAGTCGCTCGGGCCGCTGGCGAACCCACCTGACGCCGACGTCATGCTGTCGTGGGAGCTTCAGCCGGAGTCCGTCCTGGACGAGGCCAAGCGAATCACCGCCACGGACCGCCAGGCGTCCTATGGCCACCCCGTCGACGACTTCACGAAGACAGCCCACATGTGGACTGGCATCTTCGCCGGCCGCCTGCGCGAGGGCGCGGCCGTGACGCCGATGGACATCCCAATCTGCATGATCGCCGTGAAGCTCGCCCGCCAGGTCCACCGCCACAAGCGCGACAACCTCGTTGACATCGCCGGGTACGCCCGGACCGCCTCGATGGTGGCCGGGGACGAATGATGGCCAAGCCCGACGTGAAAACCGTGCTGGCCTTCGGTGACGTCCACGTGCCCCACCAGCACGCCGGGGCCGTCGAGGTGCTCTGCCACGTGGCCGAGCGCCTGCGCCCGGACCTCATCGTCTGCCTGGGCGACCTCCTGGACTGCGGGCAGTTCTCCATACACCCGCCGACCTTCGGTATGCCGGAGACGGACTACGCCGGGGACCTTCGCGTCGCCAACGAACTCTTGAACCGCCTGGAGGCCGTCTGCGGCCGGCTCGTGATCATCGAGGGGAACCACGAGTACCGCCTGGACCGCTGGGCTGCCGGCACGGCCGAAGGACGAGGGGCCTACTCGATGCTCGCGCCGCGCCTCCAGCTCATGAAGGGCCGGTCGCGGGCGATGTACGTCCGCTACGGCTCCGTCGACGGAGAGTACCCGCACTACCGGCTCAACTCGCGCGTCATCGCCGTGCACGGCTGGTCCTATGCGCGGCACGCCACCAAGCAGCATCTCCAGATCAGCCAGGGAATGAGCGTGCTGCACGGTCACACCCACCGGGCCGACGCCAGCATCGTCCAGAACATCTGGTCGCCCGGGAAGATCATCCAGGCCCGTAGCGCCGGCTGCCTCTGTAAGCCCATCCCCCTCTACGGCACGGGTCGGCCCGTCGAGTGGGTCAACGCCTTCATCCTCGGCTACCTCGGCCAGGGGAGCGACACGTTCTACACGATCCCGATCCTGGACGGCGCGTGCGTCCTGCCCGGCGGGGCCGAGGTGCGGGCATGATCACACTGCGCCCTTACCAAGAGAAGACCGTCGTCTCCGTTTACGACTTCCTCCACCGTCGGGACGGCAACCCGTGCGTCGTCCTGCCGACGGCCAGCGGCAAGACCCCCGTCATAGCCACGATCTGCCGCGATGCCGTCGAGCGCTGGGACGGGCGCGTGCTCGTCGTGGCCCACGTGAAGGAACTCCTCGAGCAGGCCGTCGACAAGCTGCACGTCATGGCGCCGGACCTCTGGATGCGGATCGGCGTCTACTCGGCGGGTCTCCGGAGCCGCGACACCGACCACCCGATCATCGTCGCCGGTATCCAGAGCATCTACCGCCGCGCGGCCGAGCTCGACCGGTTTGATCTTATTCTCGTGGATGAGTGTCATCTTCTTCCACCCGACGGCGAAGGCATGTACCGCACGTTTCTCGCCGAGGCGAAGGTCGTGAACCCCCAAGTGCGCCTCGTGGGCTTCACGGCCACGCCGTACCGCATGTCGAGCGGCATGATCTGCGGGCCGGACAACCTCTTGAACGAGATCTGCTACGAGGTCGGCGTCCGCGAGTTGATCGTCCAAGGCTACCTCTGCCCGCTGAAGACGAAGGCCGGCAAACGCAAGGTCGATACGGGCGGGCTTCACATCCGGGGCGGCGAGTTCATTGCCGGCGAGGTCGAGGCCCTGATGGACGACGACGCCCTGGTGCGGGACGCCTGCCACGAGATCGTCGACCACACGCAGAACCGCCACTCGGTGCTCATCTTCGCGAGCGGCGTTCAGCACGCCCAGCACGTCCAGCGTGTCCTCGGCGGAATGGGCCACGAGTGCGGCTTCGTCTGCGGCGACACGTTGCCCTTCGATCGCGCCGATACGCTTAAGCGGTTCCGTGAGGGCCTGCTCAAGTACCTGGTGAACGTCAACGTCCTCACGACAGGCTTCGACGCGCCGAACATCGACTGCGTGGCGATGCTCCGGCCGACGAACTCGCCGGGCCTCTACTACCAGATGGTCGGCCGCGGGTTCCGCCTGCACCCGTCGAAAGAGAACTGCCTGGTCCTCGACTTCGGCGGGAACATCCTCAGGCACGGGCCCGTCGACGCGCTCGAGATCAAGGATCGGCCGCCCGGCACGGGCGAGGCGCCGGCCAAGGAATGCCCCCAGTGCCAGGCGGTGATCCATGCCGCCTACACCGTCTGCCCGGAGTGCGGGTTCGAGTTCCCGCCGCCGGAACGTGAGAAGCACGACCGCGCGGCCAGCGCGGCCCCGATCCTGTCGGGCGAGGCCAAGACGAACGAGTATACGGTCTGCGAGGTCTCCTACCACGTCCACACCAAGCGCGACGCCCCGCCCGAGGCACCCAAGACCATGCGGGTCGAGTACCGCAATAGCTGGGACCAGTGGCGCAGTGAGTGGGTCTGCTTCGAGCACATGGGCTACGCCCGGGTGAAGGCCGAGGCCTGGTGGCGCCGGCGCTCGGATCTTCCCGTTCCCGAAGGCGCCGCTGAGGCAGTCAACATCGCTCAGGCCGGCAACCTGGCCGAGCCCGTCGCCATCACTGTTAGGAGCGTTTCCGGCGAGAAGTACGACCAGATTGTGGACTACCGCTTCGCCGACGCGCCAGCGACAGATGCCCCGTTTGCGCCCGAGGGCGCCGCCACGTCCGACGACGACAGCAACCTCGATCTAGACGCCGTTCCGTTCTAACGAGAAAGGACTCCCGCAATGACCCCTCATCAGCACGTCAATCACGGCCTGCATCACCCGGACGTTCACTACGCCTCGGGTCCCTGGTCCGAGGCCGCCACGCTGTACGTGGCGTCGGCCTACATCAACCCGCAGCGCTGGGAGACCCGCCGGCGACTCTTCAACAACTTCCGCCGCCACATGGAGGCGACGCCCAACGTGAAGCTCTACGTCGGCGAGCTGGCCTACGGCGACCGGCCGTTTGAGGTCACGCAGGAGAGCCAGCCCGGGGACTGTCAGTTCAGGACCACGACGGAGCTATGGCACAAAGAGAACCTGCTGAACCAGACCATCGCCCGTTTCCCGCCCGACTGGCAGTACGGGGCCTACCTGGACGGCGACTTCCACATGACGCGGCAGGATTGGGCGCTGGAGACGATCCACCTGCTCCAGCACTTCGACTGGGTGCAGCTCTTCTCCAGCTACTCGGACCTGACGGCCGATCACCGGCCGATGTCGGTCGTGCCGTCATTCGCGTACCACTGGGTCGAGCGGATGGGGCGCCAGCCCAGGGGTTACCAGGCCGGCTCCCCCGGCGGCGGCTGGGCCTTTCGCCGGTCGGCGTTCGAGGCGTGCGGCGGTCTCCTGGACATCTGCATCCTGGGGTCGGGCGACTGGTACATGGCCTGCGGCCTGGCCGGCGTCGCCGATCACCGTCCGGAGACCGAGCGATGCCGGCAAGACTATCGGCGGGCGATCCAGACCTGGCAGGGACGCGCCGCGCGTCTGCGGCAGAACATCGGCTGCCTCCGTAACCATGCCATCCACCACTTCCACGGCAGCAAGAGCCGTCGCGGCTACAGCAGCCGCTGGCAGATTCTCCGGGAGCACGCCTTTGACCCTCATACCGACCTCTACCGCGACTGGCAGGGCATCTACCAGCTGACGCCCGACAAGCCCGGCCTGCGGGACGCCATCCGGCGGTACTTCGCGGCCCGGAACGAGGACGATGTGTCGCGCGGCCCCGGCGACAGGACGCTCGTCTGACGAAGGTGCCGTCCCGTTCTGACCACGGAGAGCCGGTAACGCTATGCAGCAGTTCATCGAGACCATGTTCGGCGATGCGCTCGCGCCCGACCGGCGACTGTGCATCTTCACCACGCCGGACAAGCGATCCGCGTTCTTTGCCGATGCTGGTCAGGCCGTGGCCTATGTCCGCGAGCGGGCCGCCGCGCAGAACGTGTACTACGGCGTCGGCCTCGTCAGGGGCCAGCCCGCGGGGCGCGGCGCGGCCGAGGACGTCGCCGCCATCGGGGCGCTCTGGGCGGATATCGACATCGCGGGGCCGGCCCACGCGGGCAAGGCGCTGCCGCCGACCGTCGAGGACGTGGAGCGGTTGCTCCACCAGTTGCCGCACGCGCCCTCCATCTTGGTCCACAGCGGCCACGGCGTCCACGCCTACTGGCTCCTCAAGGAACCGTGGGTTTTCGACAGCACCGAAGAGCGCAACCGCGCCGCCCGCATGGCGAGAGGCTGGCACGGCGCCGTCTGCGCCATCGGTGAATCATTCGGCTGGCACATGGAGAACCTCGGCGACCTGGCCCGCATCCTGCGGTTGCCGGGCACGCTCAACCACAAGATCGCGCCGTCGGCCGAGGTCCGCATCATCGAGACGTCTGAGGACCGCTACAACCCGACGGACTTCGAGCCGTACCTGGCCAGCGACCCGTCGCCGCCGGCCACAGCCGGCGACCTCGTGCTCAGGCCGGACGTCATGCCGCCCCTCGACAGGATGATGGAGGCCGCCTCGGCCAGTCCCAAGTTCGTCGAGACCTGGCAGCGGAAACGCACGGATCTCTCGGACCCGTCCCAGAGCGCTTACGACCTGAGCCTGGCCACCCTCGCAGCCACGCTCGGCTGGGCGGATCAGGAGATTGCCGACCTCATCATCGCTGCCCGTCGGCACCACAACGACAAGCCCGACAAGGCCCTGCGCCGCGACTACATTGCCGCCACCTTGGCGAAGGCACGGCAGGCGGTTGCCGCGATGCCGACCGAGGGCCCCGACGTGGACCTGTCGGGCATCGTCGGCCAGGCGGCCGCTTCGAAGGCCGGCGTCGATCCCGCCGTCATGGTCGGCGGCCTACGCGTCGATGCCGTCTGCCTGGCCGACGTGGTGCCCGAGCCTGTCCGCTGGCTCTGGCCGGGCCGATTTGCCCTCGGCAAGCTCTCCCTCATCGCGGGCGAGCCGGGCCTCGGGAAGTCTTTCGTGACTCTGGACATGGCGGCCCGCGTCTCGCGCGGCGACGGTTGGCCGTGCAACGAGGGCGCCACGTGCGAGCCCGCCGGCGTCGTCCTCTTGAGCGCCGAGGACGAGGTCAACGACACGATCGCGCCGCGTCTCATTGCGGCCGGGGCCGATCGCTCGCGCATCCTGGCCATGCGGGCACTCTACAAGCCGGTGCTTAACCTCGGCGGCGAGATTGAGAAGTCCGTGCATTTCAGCCTGCTCGAACACATCCCCCAACTGGAGTCGCTGATCCAGCGGGCCGCCCCGTGCCGCCTGGTCGTCGTCGATCCGGTGAGCGCCTTCCTGGGCAGTACCGATTCCCACAACAACAGCGAGGTGCGGGCCGTCCTTGCGCCCCTGGCTGAGATGGCCGCCCGTAACCACGTGGCCGTCGTGGCCGTGACGCACCTCAACAAGGGCCAGGGCAGCGCCCTCAACCGCGTGATCGGCTCGATTGCCTTCACGGCCGCCGCCCGGGCCGCCTACGTCGTCACACGGGACGAAGACGATCCAGCCAGGCGGCTACTGCTCCCGGCCAAGAACAACCTGGGCCGCGATGAGGACGGCTTCGCCTACCGCCTGGAGGGCGAGGGCATTCCGTGCGTCGAGTGGGAGCCGATGCCAGTGACCATGACGGCCGACGAAGCGGTGGGCGTCGAGCACCATGCGCGTGGGCCGGAACCGGATGCACGCCACGATGCAGAGGCGTGGTTGCTGGACTTCCTGGCCGTCGGTTCGCAACCCGCGCAGGAGGTCTACGATGCGGCTGCCAGGGACGGGCACACGAGGGCCACCATCCGCAGGGCCAAGGCCACGATGAACATAGTCGCCACGAAGGACGGCTATCAGGGCGCGTGGACCTGGACGTTGCCGGGCTCGGGGCCGCTCATGGCTGTCAGTGAACCGCCCTCCGTCAAAGGTGCGCCCAAAGGTGCTCAAAGGGGCCTGCCATCAGAAACTTGAGCCTCTTGAGCCCCTTTGAAGAAACCTGAGCACCTTTGCTTTAGAGAGAGAGAATCCAAAGGTGCTCAAGAGGCTCAAGTTGTTTGGGGCAGGAAGGGCGTGAGCACCTTTGGGCGAGGCGTAGGTACTACCCGGGTACCGCCCTCGACGGTGGGCATAGGGAGCAGTCGGAAGGTTCCTTTTAATTTGTTGCGAGTAGCGAACACGGGGCCGCCGCTCCTTTGTCTGGAGCTTTGCTGAGCCTTTGGGAACTGGAATGACAGGGGATCGTATCAGCCAGGGAGGTGAACATGGATGGCGAACCTCACGGAATCGAGAGCATCGACCTCGGCCCAGGAAACCGTCAGGGGAATGACGGCGCAAGCGGCACAGCAAGTGGCGCGGCGGGGGTCTCCGTCGTGGCGCGCAGCGGCGCCCAGCCTGGTCGCGCGGCTGTGTGGGGATCGGCACAACGGCCTGATGCTGGCCGACCCCTGGTCACGAGCGGCCCACTGCATGGTACAGGGATGGGGAATCCGACTCAGTCGGGCGCCGGCCAAGGACAACGCCTCGATAAGGGCCCGGCCGAGGCCGACGTGGAAGGTGTTCGCCCGCCTAGCGGTGGGCATTGCCTTGCGGGCGGCGGACGATGCGAAGAGGAGCGACTGGAATCTCTGGGCCATTCGTCGGGGGAATCAGACACTGGCCGTCGGCGGTCGTTACATTCGCAAGAGCAATCGCAGTTGGTAAATAGCGCGGCCCCGCATGGCGCGGTCTCCACGGACAATGTGCTGCGCCTGCTGGATCACCAGCACTACCGCTGCGCCTTGACCGGCCGTTGCTTGACGCCGCAGACAGCCGCCCTTGACCACGTCATGCCCATGCGCCGTGGCGGCCAACACGCCATCGAGAACACCCAGGTACTCCACAAGGATGTGAACCGGGCCAAGGGATCGCTTTCCAACGAGGAGTTCCTCGCGATGTGCCGCGAGGTCGTTCAATGGACGGATTCAGCGTCGGAAAAAAGGAGAAGTAACCATGCAAGTTGAACTGCGAGACATCGAGAGCATCCGGCCGTACGAGCAGAACCCGCGCCTGAACGACGGTGCGGTCGAAGCGGTGTCGAAATCGCTGCGGGAATTCGGGTTCCGCCAACCCATCGTGGTCGACGGGGACGGCGTCATCATCTGCGGGCACACGCGGTGGAAGGCCGCGCAGAAGCTCGGGCTCAAGCAGGTGCCGGTCCACGTGGCGAAGGACCTGTCGCCGGCCCAGATCAAGGCGTACCGCCTGGCCGACAACCAGACGGCCACGCTGGCGGAGTGGAACTACGAGCTCCTGCCGCTTGAGATACGGGACCTCCAGGGCATGGACTTCGACCTGTCGCTGCTGGGGTTCGACGAGACCGACCTGGCGGAACTCCTGGCGCCGGCGGGCAACGACGGGCTGACCGACCCGGACGCTGTGCCGTTGCCGGGCGACGCCGCCATCACGCAGCCCGGCGACCTGTGGGTGCTCGGCAACCACCGGCTGCTCTGTGGCGATAGCAGCAAGGCCGAGGACGTGGACCGGTTACTCGACGGCGCGCCCATCCACCTGGTGAATAGCGATCCCCCGTATAACGTCAAGGTCGAGCCCCGAAGCAACAACGCCATCGCGGCCGGCCTCTCGTCTTTTCCAGGCGACGACCTCCAGCAGAAGAAGCTCCTGAACAAGACGTGCCGCATGGAGACCGCCCACCGGGGCCTCACGCACCACCAGTCCTTCGACGTGGCTCGCCAGGGCGTGAAGGGCGCCACGACCAAGAAGATGCGCCCCAAGGACCGGCCGCTGGAGAATGACTTCCTCACCGCCGAGGCATTCGACGCGATGCTTCTGGCGTGGTTCGGGAACATGGCTCGCGTCCTGCTGCCCGGCCGCTGCTTCTACATCTGGGGTGGGTACGCGAACCTCGGCAACTACCCGCCGGTCCTGAAGGCGTGCGAACTCTATTTCTCGCAGGGCATCGTGTGGGATAAGGAGCATCCGGTCCTCACACGAAAGGATTACATGGGTGCATTTGAGCTTGCCTTTTACGGGTGGCGCGAGGGCGCGGGGCACGAATACTTCGGCCCCAACAACGCGACCGACCTCTGGCACGTGAAGAAGGTGAATCCCGCCAGCATGATCCACCTCACGGAAAAGCCCGTCGAGCTCGCGGTCCGCGCCATCGAGTACTCGTCGCGTCAGGGCGAAAACGTGTTGGACCTCTTCGGGGGCAGCGGCTCCACGCTGATCGGGTGCGAAAAGACGGGCCGGCGGGCCTATCTCATGGAACTCGACGAGCTGTACTGCGACGTCATCGTCAAGCGGTGGGAGGAATTCACGGGCAGGAAGGCCGAGCGCGTCGCAGCCGAGCTGCCGGCCGTTGCGGAGGTGACCGCGTGACAATCGCGCGAGTGTTCCCCCGTCGCACGCGAGCCACGCCCGACGACGCCTTGGCGTTTGTCGGCGACCCGCCCCTCTTTCTGCCGCAGGCGGACGAGGTGCATGTCTCGTGCTGCTTTACGTGGGACCGCCCGGAGGCCGAGCGGCTCGGCCGGGCCTGGGCGGCGCAGGGGTACCGCGTCCAGCTGGGCGGGCCCGCCTACGGTTCCGCCGCCGGTGCCTTCGAGCCGGGCATGTACGTCAAGGCCGGCATGACGATCACGAGCCGCGGCTGCATCCGCCGCTGCCCCTTCTGTTTCGTGCCGGGCCGGGAAGGCAGGCTGTGCCTCCTGGAGATCAAGCCCGGCTGGGACATCCTCGACAACAACCTCCTGGCTTGCCCGAAGGGGCATATCGAGGCGGTGCTCGGCATGCTGGACGGGCAGCCGAAACCGGCCCGGTTCACCGGTGGCATCGACGCGCGGCTGTGCCGGCCGTGGTTCGCGCGTCGTCTGGCGCGGATGCGCGTCCAGATCCTCTACACCGCGTTCGACCACCCGTCGGCGGAACCGGACGTGGAGCGGACGGTCAGGATGCTGCGCGACGCGGGCCTCAGCCAGCGCCAGGTCGGCTGCTATGTCCTGGTGGGCTACGAGGGCGACACGACAGCGGCCGCCGAGGAGCGGCTCCAGTGGGTCTTCGACACGGGCGGGACGCCGTTCGCCATGTACTACCGCCCGCCCGACGACCGGCGGCCGCACATCCCGATGGCGTGGAAGGGCCTCGTGCGTCGGTGGGTCCGGCCGGCGTGCATCTTCGCCCGCCCGGAGACCGCCCCGGCCGAATGCTTGACCGGCGCGTAGCAGCCCAGCAGCGCAACTCATAGCTGTGATTGGGAGACTTGAGGGGTACCCGCATGGACGCCGACCGCCAGAATCCTGACAAGCTGACCCCCGCGGCCCTGACCGTGGCCGACCTCGCGCGCCTGGTGGGCCTACCGGCTGAGGCCGTCGAAAAGGACGTGGTCGAAGGGGCCCCCAGGAACGCCGACGGCAGCGTGAACCTCGTGCACTATGCCGCGTGGCTCAACCAGAAGGCTGCCGATGCCGATTGACATCACCAACCTGAGCCAGACGGACCTCCTGCAGCTCGTGAATGCGACGCCGCTGGGGACGGTTCTTACGCGCTCGCGTCTGCGCCGGCAGATGGACGCGGCGGCACTGCGGTTCGGCGACGGCACGCACGTCCACCTCGTGCGGTACGTCCGCTGGCTCGCCCAGGAGGCCCACCGGCCCCGGTCCAAGCCCATCGACTATGCGGAAGCCCGCAAACGCCAGGCCGACCGGAACCGGGCGGCCACGAAGGCCAGCCAGGATATCACGCCCATCCCCGAGGTTGAAGACTATCCCCGCCGAAGGGCCTGTGGCGAGTCGTTCCAGCAGTTCTGCGAGACGTACTTCCCGGTGGCGTTCCACCACGCGTGGTCCGACGACCACCTCCGCGTCATCGCCAAGATCGAGAAGGCCGTCCGGGAAGGCGGCCTGTTTGCCTTCGCCATGCCGCGCGGGTCGGGGAAGACGACCCTCGCGCGGACGGCGGCGCTCTGGGCGGTGCTCTACGGGTACCGGCCGTTCGTCTGCCTCATCGGGGCGGCCGACGACCGGGCGAAGGAACTCCTGCTGCCGGTCAAGAAGCACGTCCTCGAAAACCCGCTTCTCCTCGCGGACTTCCCCGAGGCCGTCTACCCATTACGTTCCCTGGAAAACTCCTCGAAGCGCCAGCTCCAGCAGCATTGCGGGGGGCGGCTGACCCACGTCCATTGGGGCCAGGAGAAGCTCGTCTTTCCGACCATCGAGGGAGAGGAACTGCCAGCGGCATTGCGGCAGGAAGGGCTCGAGGCCAGCCCGTCGTGTGGCTCCATCATCACGACGACCAGCCTGGACGCCAACATCCGGGGCCAGCAGCACACCCGGGCTGACGGCTCGATCATCCGGCCGTCGCTCGTCCTGCTCGACGATCCCCAGACCCGCGAGGCGGCAAGGTCGGTCGACCAGACCCGGAAGCGTCTCGAACTCCTGAACGGCGACGTCCTCGGCATGGCGGGGCCGGGCGAACAGATCTCGGCGCTCATCACCTGCACGAAGATGTACGAGGGTGACCTGGCCGACACGATCCTCGACCGGGAGAAGTCCCCGGAATGGGATTCGGAATGCACCCGCCTCGTCTACGCCTTCCCCGTCAACGAGAAGCTCTGGGAGGACTATGCCGAGATCCGCCGCACGCAGGGGAAGGACGCCGCCACGGAATTCTACCGCCGGCACCAGGCCCGGATGGACGAGGGCGCCCACGTGGCATGGCCCGCGAGGTTCGATGCGAAATCCGGCGAGGTCTCCGCTGTCCAGCACGCCATAAACTTGCGCCTGAAGGTCGGGCTGGAGGCGTTCGCCGCCGAGTATCAGAACGAGCCGGCCGTGCCGCAGATGAGCACGGCGGTCCTGACCGTCGACGAGGTGATGGAGAAGACCAGCGGGTACCGGCGCGGGGATGTGCCCCTGGCGGCAACGAAGCTCACCATGTTCATCGACGTCCACGACCGGCTGCTTTTCTACTGCGTGTGCGCCTGGGAGGAGACGTTCACGGGGTACGTCCTCGACTATGGCACCTTCCCCGACCAGCGCCGCTCCACATTCACCTTGGCCGAGGCCCAGCGGACGCTGGGCCGTGCCTTCCCTGGTGCCGGCGTCGACGGGGCGATCCACGCGGGCCTCGAGCAGCTTGTCTCCACGTACCTGGCGAAGGAATGGTCGCGCGGCGGGGGCCTGATGAGGCTCGACCGTGTGCTCGTCGACATGGGGTACAAGCCCGGCATCGTCGCGGACGTGAAACGCAAAGTCGGCGGCTCGGCCGTGATGCTCTCGAAGGGCATCGGCATTCGGGCGAGTCGAAAGCCTATTGCCGAGTATGCAAGGAAGCCGGGTGAGACCCTCGGGCACTACTGGTACATCCCCAACGTCCGGCGGACGGGTCAGTTCCCCCATGTTCTGGTGGACGTGAACTACTGGAAACGGTTCGTTCACGGGGGTCTGGCGACGGCCGAGGGCGACCGGGGCTCGATCAGCCTGTTCGGGAAGGATGCCCGCCCGCACGAGCTCTTCGCTGAGCACGTGGCGCGGTCGGAGAAGTGGGTCGACGTCACGGGGCCGGGCGGCGCCGTGCGGGAATGGTCGTCGATGCCCACGCGGCCGGACAACCACTGGTTCGATTGCCTGGTGGGCTGCGCCGCGGCCGCGTCGATGTGCGGCGTGGCTGTCGAGGGCATGGCCCGGAGCGCCGGCGCCGCCCGCGGCCGGCTTCGGCTGTCGGACCTCCAGAAGGGGCGCCGGTGGTGATGATCCAGGACGCGCCAAGCCAGGATGTCAGCCGCCTGCGGCTCTCGGATCTCCAGAACCGTGACGGGCCTGGCCTCGTCTGCCGCAAGTGCGGGTGCCGGCACTTTTACACCGTCTACACGCGCCCGAAGCCGGGCTGCATCCTGCGCTCGAAGGAATGCCGCCACTGCGGGGCCCGGATGGTCACGCGCGAACGGGCCGAGTAGCCGCCATGTTGGTGTCCCACTGGCCGCGGGGCTACCCATGTCGCGGTCGGGCCACTTCAGGATTCCGGAGACATTTTCCTCGGTCGCACACAAGTCGCGCCCCCGGCGCGACATGGGGCCGCCGGAATTATGCACCGCCCTCCATTATTCGCCTTGCCTGGGGGCCAGTCGCATGGCTTAATGTCAATGAGAAGGGCGAGCACGAACCGCCAAGGAGGCGACGATGAAGACGACGCAGATGACGGTCGAGGGCGCGAGGGGCGAGGCGAGGCTCTGCCGGGCCGACGGCAACATCCGCATCGAGGCCAAATGGCTGGGGCGGATCATCGAGACGGCGAAGCGCGACGTGCCGGTGTTCGAAACGGCGGTCTGGGAGGTCGCCGCCCGTAGCGGGGACGAGCAGCTCCTGGAACGCACCGCCCGCCGGCTCCAGGCGACCCTCGACGGGTACGAGGGCACCGAGGGCGACGTGGCCGACTACCTGGCGGCTATCCAGACCTTCGCCGACTGAGGCGACCCACACAAGGAGAGCACGATGAAAACGACGACACGCAAGACGGAGCTGGTGCTGGGCAAGGACCTGAAGGTGGGCGACGTCGTGGTCCGCGGCGGCTACGAGTGGCAGATCGACAAGATCGCCTTCGAGCCGGACTTCCCGCGCTACACCTGCACCTGCCACTGGACGGGCAACGGGGCCGACCCGCAGTTCTTCAACAACGAGTTCGACACTGCCCAGCGCGACGACATCCCTTGGTGCCGGGTGGTCAGCCCGAAGCCCCGCCGCCTGGCCTGCCGCACCGACGCCCCCGCGTGGTACGCGACCCAGGTCGGGCGCAAGGTCGAGCTCCGCCAGGTGAAGACCGACACGCTGCTCGCGACCATCCGGCCGCCGGCCGCCTGGGGCGACGCATGGGGCTGGAACCTGATCGATGGCGGCGTCCTCGTGGAACGGACGGGCCGCTAACGGCCCACAGAAAGGAGCATGCCCATGATCACCAAGAAGCAAGCCGAACAGTTGGTGCCGACCGTGCGAGCCGCCGTTGCCGCCCTGCACGAGGTGTGGGCGAAGTGCCGCGAGGTGGAGCGGGTCCTCGGCCGCGACCTCGACGGCCTCGAAGGCATCATCCAGGACATGGCGGCCGGCGTCGACGACGCCGAGTCGATGGACGTGGACTTCGTCCGCGACGCCCTGAATGCCCAGCTCGACGACGAGGTGGCCGAGGCCGACGCCTGCCCCGGCTGCGGCGAACGGAACGCCGACAAGCTCGTGTGGCAAAACGACGACGAGGTGCGTTGCGAGACCTGCGGCAAGACGTACCGGCCGCGCCGGTAGAGGGGCCCGGCGACGGGCCGCGCGAGCGACCCCCAGCCCGGCAATTCCGCCGAGAGGAGCAGAGCCATGAAGAAGAACGAGGTGAAGGTGGGCGGGCGTTATGTTGCCAAGGTGTCGGACAAGCTGACGCTGGTGCGGATCGACCGCGAGAACCCGCATGGCGGGTGGGACGCGATCAACGAAAAGACCGGCAAGCCCGTCCGCATCAAGGGCGCCCAGCGCCTGCGAAGCGCGGTCCGCGACCACGCGAAGGAGACGGCCGAGGTCCTGGGCCGGGGCCGCGCAGCGGCCGAAGCCAAGGCGGTCACCAAGGCCGAGGCGGTGGACGACGCCATGAAGGCCGCCCACGCCGCCAAGACGCCGAAGGACGGCGCCCCGGCGGCGGACGGGCCCGCGACGTTGGCCCACGGGCCGCGATCGGACGCCGCCGCGGCCAAGGATGCCAAGGGCGGCAAGAAGGCCCGCAAGGCCGCCACGGGCGGCGAGGGGAAGAAGGGCATGAGCGGTCTGGACGCTGCCGCCAAGGTCCTGGCCGAGGCCGGCAAGCCGATGAAGTGCAAGGAGATGGTCGAGGCGATGCTCGCGAAGGGGTACTGGAAGACGGACGGCAAGACGCCCTCCGCCACCATCTACTCCTCCATCATCCGCGAGATCGCGGTGAAGGGCAAGGACGCCCGGTTCCGCAAGACCGACCGGGGCCTCTTCGAGGTGAGCCCGGCCAAGCAGTAACGTCAGGTCCTTCCCACCCCACGCCCGGGCGCGACGCGCTCGGGCGTCTCTTCGGCCTCGCCTTGGCTGTTCGGTCCTGGTGAACCCCCAATCGTTACACACCTGTAACAAATCTCGCGCCGCAGCTTTTTCACGCAAAGATCGGGGGCCGACCGCAAAAAGACATAGGTGGAGGGGCAACGCGTCCGCGGCTCTCACGCACGCAAAGGTGCCGGCAATGCCCGACGAACTCGACAGCACCATTCAGGAAAACGCCTCCGGCCCCAAGCAGGCCTCCGGTGACGGCGTCAGCGTCGAGCAGCACCCGCTCCAGGATCAGATCGCGGCCGACCGGTACCTGGCATCGAAGAAGGCCGCGCGATCGAAGCGTCTCGGGCTTCGCCTCACAAAGGTCGTTCCCCCAGGAGCCGCATGACGATGGGGATCTGGAACCGAATTCGGTCGCTCGCGAGGCCCGCCATCCGTGGCGGGCAGCGGCTCGCGGTCCGCCTCGTGCGGGCCCGGTACGATGCCGCGCAGACGACCGAAGGCAACCGGAAGCACTGGGCGGGGGCCGACGGCTGGGCGGCCGACGTGGCCGCGAGGCCCGAGATCCGGCGTATCCTGCGGAACCGGGCACGCTACGAGGTCGCCAACAACAGCTACGTCCGCGGCATCATCCTCACGCTCGCCAACGACGTGGTCGGCACGGGTCCCCGGCTCCAGATGCTCACCGACGACGCTGAGGTCAACCGGCAGGTGGAGCGCGAGTTCGCCCGGTGGGCCACGCGTGTGAGCCTGGCCGCCAAGCTCCGCACGATGCGGATGGCCCGGGCCCAGGACGGCGAGGCGTTCGCGCTCCTCATCTCCAACCGGAACCTCGGTTCCCCCGTGACGCTGGACCTGCGCCTGATCGAGGCCGACCAGGTCGCGACGCCCACCCTCACCGGCAGCGTCTTTACCGACCCGAACGCCGTCGACGGCATCGCGTTCGACCCGTTCGGGAACCCCGAGGCCTACTACATCCTCAAGACCCATCCGGGCGCCCGGCTGTCGCTCGGCCTGGAATTCGACCGTGTGTCGGCCGACGCCGTCCTCCACTGGTTCCGCGCCGACCGGCCCGGCCAGCACCGGGGCATCCCGGACATCACGCCAGCCCTCCCGATCTTCGCGCAGCTTCGGCGGTTTACGTCGGCGGTCCTGGATGCCGCTGAGACGGCAGCCAACATCTCCGGCACGGTCGAGACGGATGCGCCGGCGAACGGCGAGGCCGAGGCCATCGAGCCGATGGACACCATCGAACTCGAACGCAACATGCTCCTCACGCTCCCGGGCGGCTGGAAGATGAGCCAGGTCCGGCCCGAGCAGCCGGCGACGACCTACGTCGAATTCGTCCGCGAGAAGCTGAACGAGGCGGCGCGGTGCCTCAACATGCCGCGGAACATCGCCCTCTGCGATTCGTCGGCCTACAACTACGCGAGCGGCCGGCTTGATCACCAGACGTACTTCAAGAGCATCCGTGTCGAGCAGGCCCACCTCGAAGACGTTGTGCTCGATCGGATCTTCGAGGCGTGGCTCGAGGAGGCGGTGCGCGTGTTCGGCCTTCTCCCCGCGCGCGCCCTGGCGATGCTCAACTATCCCCACCAGTGGTTCTGGGACGGCATGCAGCACGTCGACCCGGCCAAGGAAGCCAATGCCCAGGCCACGCGTCTTACGAGCCACACGACGACGCTGGCTGCCGAATACGCGCAGGAAGGCAAGGACTGGGAAACGGAGCTCCGGCAGCGGGCGAAGGAAGTGAAGCTCACGAAGGAACTGGGCTTGGACCTGGCCCAGGCCGGGCCGAAGCCCAAGACCGACACTTCGCAGGCAGACGAGGAGACCGGCAGTGGAGACGAACGTGCAGCCGCGTGAACTGCGCCTGATGGCGCCGCTGAATCTGGAAGCGGCCGGCCCCGACGGCCAGAGCCAGCGCCCTCGCCGGTTCCACATGGACGCCTACTCGGGCGCCCCGATGGCTGTCGGCGGCTGGCGGTTCCCGGTTGTGGTGGACCTCAACGGCTTGACGGTCCGGGGCGGCGCGAAGGTGTATCTGGACCACGATCGGGCCGCGCGTGTCGGGCACATCGAGGGCCTCCAGGTCGAGAACGGGGCGCTTCGGGTGTCGGGCATGATCAGTTCGACGAGCCATGCGGCCCGCGAGGTCGTGGCGGATGCCGACAACGGATACCCGTGGCAGGCGAGCATCGGCGCCACGGTGGTCGATGCCGAGTTCGTCGGCGAGGGGAAGACGGTGAACGTCAATGGCCGCGAGGTCGCCGGGCCCGTGAACGTCGCGCGGCGGGCGGTCCTTTCGGAGGTGAGCTTCGTAGGGAGCGGCGCGGACGATCAGACCCGCGCCAGCATCGCGGCAGGCGCCGCCAAGGAGAACGTGGCAATGGAGACGACCGAGAAGACGGAAGGCGTGGAGACGAAGACG